CGGTTGCAGTCGCCGCTTGAAGTGCTGCTTGGGTTTCCATTACCGGCTCGTTTTGATTGCCCTCAGTGTACTGATAGCCGCCACCAACTGAAGGAAGTGCCATGATTGTTTCTCCTAAAAATTAAGATGCCCCCGCACTAAGCGGGAGCGTTTGTTGCGTTAACCCCAGAGGCGGCAGGCCATCGGCGCACGGATAACCGAGTAGCCATACAGCACATCGACACGGCAAGGCATACGGTCGTTGTTGATATCGTACTGACGCACGATACGCATCGAGATACCGTTATGCACTTGGCGTGAAGCCATGTCCACACCCTGCGGCAGCAGCAAGTCAGCCGTAGCCAGCGTGATGGCGTTCTTGTGGTAGATAAGATTCTGCGGGTAAACCGTAGAGGCCGAACCCAAGAACGTCAGCGCAGCCGAAGCCACCGGAAACGCATCAACCGTAGCCAAAGCGTTGCTGGACGTGTACATCGGCGGCTGGAACGCAATTGTCGCCGAGGTGCTGGTCAGAGTCTGGTCAGCGGTCACAACGAATTGCTGCAAGCTGCCGGTTGATTGGCGGGTTTGCGGGTTGACGCTGTAAACGCTGGCGATGGTAAACACGTCGCCTTGCTTCAGGCTCTTGGTGCCCGCGGTGTAGGTGATGTCCAGCGTGGTCGCACCTTGCGTCGACGGAACCGATGACGCGCAGATCGGCAGCAGCGGGAAGTTACCCGTGGTGTGATTGACAATCGACTGGCTCATGTTGACTTCATCAAAGCCCAACACGTTCTCGCTCATCATGCCAGATTTGAACTGGCTGGAGATTGCGCCGGTCGGGTTGAAAAAGCCTTTCATGCCGTCAACCAACGAAGCGTTAGCCGCGGGGTTCACAGTCGTGTAGCGCGGGGTAAGCGGGGTCGCGTATTCGTTCAGTTTTTGACCGCCTTGCAACAGCACCAGCGAAGTCGCCGGCGTGGTGCCCGGAGTGCCAACCGAGGAATAAATTGATTTGTAGGCGTTAGCCACGTCGTTGTCCACCGAAGCGGCCAATTGGCTAATACGCGGCTTCAGCACACGTTCCGCGAAATCGTCCAACTGCATGGTCAGCTCGGCAGAGGTAAAGTTAATGCCGATGTGCTTTTGGGTCGAAACCGTCAGCGTGGTGTACTGCTCGTTGTCGTCCTGAACTTGCAGGGCGGCGCCGTCGGTCACCAGAGCGCGATCCGGCAGACGAATCCGCAGGGTCGAACCAATCTTTGCACCTTCGACGGCAAAGCTGTCGTCGTATTCTTTGTTGACGTTGCGGGAAATTACCAGGCTGTTCTCGAGAATTTCGAGAGACTTCCGGGTAATCATGTCAATGGTAAGTAGGCTGTTAGCCATGAATGAAACTCCTTAAAGGTATTAACGGATTCTCTTGGCCTCCAGCTTTTTCATCTGTCGCAACCGTTCAGCTTCAATCCATTGACTTGTGCTCATTGCCTTTATTGAGCGCGGGTCGGTAGTATCAAAATTGGTTGATCCCCCGTTTCGGGGTGTGACAGGTGAAATCGGCGCTGGTGCTTTCGAGGTTTGTTTAGTAATCGGTTCAGAAGCTACTTTAGCTTCCAAACGTCCTATTTCTTTTGCTTGCAAAAACGGTGCTAGTCGGGCAATGCGGTCAGCTTCTTTCGGATTCGTGCCAAGATAATACGCAATATCAGGGCCGTTATCCGATGCCTGAATTGTCTGCGCCATCACGTCCGTAATTGGCAGTTTAGGGTTATACGCGACCTGTTCAAAGTCCTCGTATTTATCCCGCGCCGCTTCTTCTTTGTCGTGATAGTTGCCGAGCAATTCCTGCTGCTGTTTCGCAAACTCTTGTTGCTGAACAATCTGCTGCGCCTTGGAAGTCGTCAATGCTTCAACGTATTCGTCGGTCGTCGTAAACTGCTCTGGCTTCAACTGCTCTACAGGAACGGGCTTTGGTGCTTCGGCCTGTTTCTGTTCGCGTTCCCACTTGCGCTGTTCTCTTGCAAGCCGTTTGCCGATGGCCGCATCCAGTTCCTCTTGGGTAAATACCTTCGAAGTTTCCTTCTGCTCACCTTCGGGTGCTTCTACTGCTTCCGGCGCGTTTACTACGGGTTCAGGCGCAGCCGTTGCGACCTGTTCCGGCGCGGGCACTTCCGCTATTACTTCAGGTGCTTCACTCATTGTCGATTCCTCGGAATCCCTGGCGCACCGCGCCAGTGCGGTTTAATCTATGCGGTCAGGGCAGCGACCTTATCTTGAAAAGCCGTTACCCGAGCGTCTAATGCTTTCTGCGCCGCGCTCAAGGTGGCGGCAGCAGCGTCCAGTTCTGTTTCGCGTTCCGTTACCGCCAGCTCGCGGACTTGCAAAGACTGATCCCTTGCGGCTTGGTCTTTAGCGGTTTTTTCGCTGTCGGTATTGAACGTGTTTTCGCGGGCGCTCAAGTCTTTTTCCCGAGCGTCAAGTGCCTTTTTTGCAGCTTTGGCCGCGTCAAGCGCCGTCTGCGCGTCGGCCAGCATCGCCGCCGCTTCAGCTTTGGCAGTCTCAAGCGCAGCGGCAGCCTGCTCTTTTAGCTTGTTGGCGTCCTCGACGGCGCTCATCGCACCTTGGCGTTTAGCCAGCTCGTCACGCACCGCAATCAATTGCAACAAGTCTTTAGGTAATTGTTTGGTGATGTAACTCACCATATCAACTGGTTGTTGAACATCGTTTGAGACATCCATGGCGGCCTCGTTAAGCGTAGTAGCTAATGTTAATTTTGGCGCTGGCGGTCTGTTCAATAAATTGAATTTTCGTCAGATCGCCGTCGTATTGCAGCGTAACGCCAACCGCCAAAGGCATCCCAACCGATGCCGTCGGTGCAACGCCGTCATCACGCCAGCGAACCGCTTGAGTTTCTGGTGTGATAATCGCAATAGCCGGTTTGCAACTAAGACCTTGAACGTCAATTATTGGCACCGTCAATCCGGTAGCCGCGCTCAACGATGTAATTTGTTGATACCCGAGCCGCGTAGTAATTGCTTTTAGGTTAAGCGACATTTAGAATCTTCCTGTAAAAGACCGTAGCCCTATTATTGACTCCCCTGCGGCGGTAGTCAAGGTGCCCGTGTATATCCCGCCGGGGCCGTAAACAACTCCAGCAAGCACATAAGCTGGGTTTGGGTAAGGACTAAAATGAAGCGCACTACCTGTAACAGTGGCACCAGAACCAACCAAGGCTCCTGTAGTAGGATGCACTCTAAAGCGTGTAGCCGTTCCGGTAACGGTTGCCCCTTGACCCACCAATGCGCCAGTGGTGAAGTGTGTTATAAACCGTTTGGCTGCTCCTGATACGGTCGATCCTTGACCTGTTAGTGCGCCAGTGGTGGGATGTTCCTTAAAGCGTGTAGCTACCCCTGAAACAGTCGAACCCTGACCGGCTAGAGTGCCTGAAGTGGTGTGCAGAACCTTATGTTCAGCCGTTCCTGCAACCGTAGCCCCTGAACCTGTCAGTGCGCCTGTAGTAGCGTGTGTCCTAAACCGTTGGGCGGTGCCACTTACGGACGATCCCTGACCGGTCAAAGCACCGGTAGATGGATGGGTGACAAATCGTTTTGCTACTGGCGGGGTAAAGGTAATGCTGCCCGAACTCGTCCACTTGTATATCCAATATGTGCCGTCGTCCGTGACTATGGGAGAGCCGGTTGTTGCTGTAGCCAGCGCGTAGGTATTGGAATACCGGATGATGACAACGCCGGTCGCACCGTTGCCACCACCACCGCCTGCTGAACTGTAACTTGCCCCACCACCGCCGCCGCTGCCTGTGTTTGCTGTTGCGTTGCCTCCAGACTGAGCAGAGCCTGAGGAAGACACAAACCCGCCATTTCCACCGCCAGAAATTCCGCTCCCACCTGCACCAGTAGCAGCAATTGTTGCTCCACCACCACCGCCAGCGTAGGTTACAGAAGAACCTGTAATTGACGACGTTGTTCCTGCGCCGCCATTGCCGCCATTACCGCCGTTTGCTGCGTTTGCGCCTACCGAAGTTGACCCACCGCCACCACCCCCTGAAAAATCGTCTGGG